CGCAAAGTTCCAATCTTGACAGCGATGGAAATTTTGAGGAAAGACATCCTCAGCTACTCTAATCAGTTGATGATGAATCCGAAATCTCTCGGTGAGGTGGTTGAACAAGAAGGAGAGTCACCTCTAGCAGAAGTCTTGAAGTTCAAGAATGAAATCAAGAAGAAGAGAGTGAGTGGAAATGGGTAATCTTGATAAAGCAAAAGAATACGCTCAACACGTCTTAGCTCACCAAGAGGAACATTGCGAGGAGAACATTCTTGCTGCTGAACGTTTTTTCCGTGATTTAGAAAATCCAACCTTTGAGATGGATGAGGATATGGTGGATTTTGTTATCCACTTTATCGAGAATGTAGTAGTCCATCAGCAGGGTGATGATATGTTTGCGGTGTCTATCCGTAATAAGCCATTGCTCTTGCAACCCTGGCAACACTTTGTAGTTGTGAACCTGTTTGGGTTTTACTATAAGGGGACGAATGAGCGCAGGTTCAAAGAAGCGCTTATCATGCTGGCTCGTAAGAATGGGAAAACGTCGTTTACTGCTGCAATCGCACTTGCTTATCAGGTATTAGACACGGATAGCGGTTCAAAATGCTATATCGTTGCTAACTCAGTCAAGCAAGCGATGGAAGCTTTTGGTTTTTTAAGATTCAATGTTGAACGCTGGAACGATAAGAACATTCGTATCAAGGACAATAACCAGGAACACTCTATTACTGCTAACTTTGGTGATGAGGGTTCTTTCTTTATCCAAGCTCTAGCGAATGATGAGAGCCGTCTGGACTCTCTGAATGGGAATGTTATCATCTTGGACGAAGCTCATACTATGCGAAACAGTAAGAAGCATGGTCTTATGAAAAAAACAATGTCAGCATACCGTAACAGTATGCTTTTTGTTATCTCTACTGCTGGGGACATTCCTACTGGTTTCCTTGCCAATCGTCTGAAATACTGTCAAAAGGTGCTCAAGCAATTGGTCACTGATGATTCATTTTTCATCTTCATCTGCAAGGCTAATCAATCTGCTGATGGTGATGTAGTGGATTATCTGGACGAGAACATCCTCAAGATGGCCAATCCGTCATGGGGTGTCACGGTTTCGCTCAAGGCTCTCAAGGAAGAAGCAGAGCAGGCTATGAATGATCCTCAGACAAGAAATGAGTTTTTCAACAAGACCTTGAATATCTTCACTAACTCTATGAACGCTTATTTCAACCCTGATGAGTTTATTGCGTCGGATAGTTGCTACGATTGGAATTTAGAAGAGCTGGCACGCTTGCCGATTCGTTGGTATGGTGGTGCGGACTTATCAAGATTGCACGACTTAACAGCTGCTGCTCTCTATGGTGTCTATCATGACGGAGAGAAAGATGTTGATATCTGTATCACACATGCTTTCTTTCCTCGAATTAATGCTCAGAAGAAGGCTAACGATGATGGGATTCCACTTTTTGGCTGGCAGTCCGATGGTTGGTTGACGATGAGCAACACTCCAACGGTTCTCTATGATGATATCGTCAAATGGTTCATCAGTATGCGTGAGCGTGGATTTAAAATCCAAGCTGTGGGAATGGATAGGAAGTTTGGTCGTGAGTTTTTGGCTAAGATGAAAAAGGCTAAGTTCAAGATGATTGACCAGCCTCAGTTGTTTTATCTGAAATCTGAGGGGTTCAGACGGATTGAGTTCAAAGTCAAGAATAAGGAATTTTACTATCTTCATTCTGACGCTTATGAATACTGTGTGAGCAATGTTAGAGCGATTGAAAAGGTGGATGACGCTGTGCAATATGAAAAATTAGACGGAGACGGTGGTACTGCAAGGATTGACTTGTTTGATGCCAGCGTCTTTGCTTGTATACAGGCTCTTGCTAATCTTGGCAAGGGTGGCGATGTGATGAGATTCTTTGATTAGAGAGAAAGGAGGTGAGGGAACATGGGTATTTTTGAAAAGTTTTGGAAACGAAACAAGCCAAGTAAGCCAATCAATATGCTGAGTCATTCAGATTTAGGGTTGTCAAACTTGATGGATTCATATGTACCTTTGGCTAGAAATCCAGACGTGGTGACAGCAGTTAATAAGATTGCTGATTTGGTATCTAATATGACCATCCACCTGATGGAGAATACAGATAAAGGTGATATCAGAATCCGTGATGGACTTGCTAGAAAGATTGACATCAATCCGTGTGAACACATGACAAGGAAGTCATGGATTTTCAAGATTGTGCGTGATTTGCTCTTATATGGAGATGGCAACTCTGTCCTATATGTGGAATATGATCTTGTTACGGATTATATTTCTAATCTAAGGCCATTTCCGATGAGAGAGGTTTCGTTCCAAACAGATAAGGATTCCTATGTAATCTTATTTAGGGGTGAGGAGTTTTCCCCTGATGAAGTCGTCCACTTTGTCATCAATCCAGATCCAGATATTCCATACATTGGTACTGGTTTTAGGGTGACGTTGACAGATGTGGTTCAAAGTTTGAACATGGCTACTAAGACTAAAAAAAGCTTCATGAACGGTAAGAACATTCCTAGTCTTATCGTTAAAGTAGACTCGTCCAGTGCGGAACTAGATTCGGAGCAAGGGCGTGAGCGTATCGCTGAGAAGTATTTAAGTACTAGCAGGGTTGGCGCTCCGTGGATTGTCCCAGAGGCATTGCTGGACATCCAGCAGGTAAAACCGCTTAGTCTAACGGATATCGCTTTAAACGAGTCTGTTGAATTGGATAAAAGAACAGTTGCAGGACTACTAGGAGTACCTGCTTTTATTTTGGGAGTGGGAGAGTTCAACAAGACAGAGTATAACAACTTTGTAAATACGACTGTCATGAGTATTGCTACCACTATTACTCAAACATTAACCAGAGACTTACTTTTGTCTAGTAATCGTTACTTCAAGCTAAATCCTCGCTCACTCTTCTCTTACAACATTACAGAGTTGTCTGAGGTTGCACGTCAAATGACAAACAGTACTGCAATGCGTCGTAATGAGTGGAGAGATTGGCTTGGTATGGCTCCTGATCCTGAGATGGAAGAGTTGATTGTCCTTGAGAACTTTATCCCTCAAGAGAAGATAGGAGACCAAAATAAATTGAAAGGAGGTGAGGAAGAGAATGCAGAAACGGAATAGTTATCGTGCCACTCAATTTCAAACTAGGGAAGAAGACTCTGGTGATTTGATTTTGAGTGGCTACTTTATCAAGTTTGACGAGGAGACGGAATTGTGGCCAGGCTACTGTGAAGTTATCAAGCGTGCTGGAGTTGAAAAAGCTATCACAGACGCTGATATCAGAGCTTTATTTAACCACGATGATAGTCTTGTTCTTGGTCGAACAGGTAACGGAACTCTGACACTGGGTGTTGATGATGTTGGTCTTTTTGGGGACATCATCATTAACAAGGATGATCCTCAAGCTGTTGGAGCCTATGCCCGTGTCAAGCGTGGAGATGTTATCGGATGTAGCTTTGGCTTTATCCCGATAAAAATCGAAACAGAGGAACGTGAAGATGGTTCGTATCTGGACACTGTCTTAGAACTAGAAATCTTTGAAGTGAGTCCATGTACTTTCCCAGCCTATCCACAAACGGAAATTGCTGCACGACAAAAAGACTTCGAAAGTCAGAGCCGTGCGAATCGTGAAGCGCTAGACAAGCGCAAGAAAGAAATTAAGGAGAAATTTAAACTATGAACAAGACAGTAATTTTTAGCGCTCTTAGAAGAAGAAAAGCAGATAAAGTTGCAGGTTTGATTGAATCTATCGAGGAATTGAACAAACGTTCGGTTGTTGAACTAGAGAAGTTGGATCGTGCTGAAACCGAGGAAGAAGTTTCAGCAGTTGAAAAGACTGTAGATGATCTTCAAAAGGAAATTGAAGAAAAAGAAGCTGAAAAAGCGCAGCTAGAAAAAGAAATTGACGAGTTGGAAAAACAAATCGAGGAGCAAAATCGAAAAGCACCAACACCAGGTAAAACTGAGAAACGAGGAGGAAAAACATTGGAACAACGTGAAGCATTTAACCACTACCTTCGAACAAAAGAAGTGCGTGCTGATGGTCTCAAATCTGCTGAAGGGGAAGCAATCATCCCTGTTGAATTGATGACGCCTAAGGAAGCGAAACAAGACAAGACAGATTTGACTTCATTGGTCAACATCGTTAATGTCAAGAATGCAAGTGGTAAATGGGCAGTTGTTAAATTGACTGACCAAACAATGAATACAGTTGAAGAGCTGGAAGAAAACCCTGAGTTGGCTAAACCAACCTTCACAAAAGTTAACTATGAAATCAAGACACGTCGTGGTCATTTGCCAGTATCTCAAGAATTGATTGATGACGCTGACTACGATGTCATGGGATTGGTTGCTAAACAAGCTAAGAACCAAGAACGTATCACTAAGAATAAAGAAATCGCTAAAGTTCTCAAGACAGCTACAGCTAAAAGCGCAGCTGGTTTGGATGGCTTGAAAGATATTCTCAATGTGGAATTGAAACCGTACTACGACGCAACTATTGTATGTACCCAATCGATGTTCGCTGCTCTTGATAAAATCAAGGACAAGGACGGTCGCTACATGCTTCAAACAGACATCACATCTCCAACTGGCTACAAGTTCGCTGGTCGTGTAATCGATGTTTATCCTGATGATATCATTGGAGATGCTAAAGGTGAAATGAAAGCCTTCATCGGTGACGTTGGAGAATTTGCGACATTGTTTGACCGCGCTCAGACAACTGTCAAATGGCAAGATGATAAAATCTACGGTCAATATCTAGGAACTGCAAACCGTTTCGATGTTAAGAAAGTTGATGAAGCAGCAGGATTCTATGTGACTTACACTGACGCTGCAGGGTAAGGAGGGAACTGATGGCTTATCAAGTAATCCGTCCTTTTAAGGATTTGAGAGACCCTCAACAATATGAATATCAAATCGGGGATATTTATCCCCGAACAGGATATAAGAGCACCAAGGCCTTCATTCAAGAGTTGTTAGATGGGTCAAATAGTGCAGGATCTATTTTCTTGACTAAAATCGATGATTTCGATATTTCCGAAGGAGAAACAGAACCTCAAGAACCTGAAGAGGAAGAAGAGGAGTAGTTATGGACAATGCTCAATTATTAGAATTACTAAAACTAAAATTGGGTATAGCAACAAATCTACGTGATAAGCCTTTGGAGAAAATCATCGAAGCTGTCATAACTGAACTGGAAGACAATCTGGGAGTTTCGCTTGAATCAGAAAATGCTGAACACCAGATGTTTGTAGTTGATTTTGCAGCCTTTCGCTATGAAGGTGGTGTGGATATGCCGCGCCACCTTTTATGGCGCTTGCATAATTTGAAATTGAGGTAAGTCATGGCATGGAACAATGAGATTACATTGATCTCAAGGGTTAAAACAGGACTAGATAAATTGCACCAGCCTCTATTTGAGGAAAAGCGGTTGACTATTTTGTGTCGCAAGCGTTCCATAACTCGTTCTGAATTTTATCAGGCTAGTCAGGTTGGACTTAGACCGAGCCTCATCCTTGATATTCATAGCTTTGAATACAACAACGAGGAAGAGGCGGAATTTAATGGGAAACGGTATCGTATTCTCAAAACATTTCCGATTGGTTTAGAAATTCTGGAGCTGACCTTGATGGAGGAATTGCCATGAGTGTAACAGGTGACCTTTCAGCAGAAATTGCTAAAGCACTGAGTGAGTATTCTAGTGAGTTAGAAAATGAGATTGACGCTATTGCACAAGATTTAGGTGATGAAGCTGTTGCGACTTTGAAAGCGACAAGCCCAAAGAATAAAGGAAAGTATGGAAGAGGATGGCGTCTCAAAAAGAACGCCAAAGGATCATACGTAATCCATAATGCTACAGGCTATCAATTGACACACCTACTTGAAAATGGCCATGTTTTAAGGAATGGTGGTCGTAGTCGTGCTATTCCTCATATCCAACCTGTAGAAGAAAAGCTAATCAATTCCTTTGAACGGAAAGTGAAGGAGGCTATTCAAAAATGAAATTATCTGACCTTGTCGATATTCTAAGTCAAGCGAATCTACCTATAGCCTATCGTGCGTTTGAAACTGGACACGTTCCTCAAACACCTTACCTTATCTACTTTGAATCACATCCAGATATCAAGAGAGCAGATGACGAACAGGAATACCAGATTAAATCTGTGACTGTAGAGCTTATCTTTGAACGTAAAGACGAAGATTTGGAAGAGTCCTTGGAAGAGTTGTTGTCTAAACATCAACTTGTTTTTGAGGTATCAGAAGAAAGCTATATCCCGACAGAAAGGCTATCTGTCAAGCCTTATACTGTTTATTTGTACTAAAGGAGAAGAAGATGACAAAAACAGAAAATAAAGTAACCTTTGGATTGAAAAATGTGCATATCGCACCAATCGAAACCATCAGTGGAGACACAAATGTCATTAGCTACGGGAAAATTTTCCGTTTCCCTGGAGCGATGAACTTGGAGTTAGAACCAAAAGGAGAATCGAAAGCAATCCCAGCAGACGACGTGGACTACCACTTCATGAACTCAAACGAAGGGTATGAAGGAAAATTGAAAGTACCGCATATCACGGAAGAGTTTGCGACAAAAATCCTAGGAGAACTCAAGGATGAGCAAACAGGAGTATTGACTGAAAAAGGCGATGCTTCAACCAAACCGTTTGCTATTATGTTTGAATTTTCAGGAGATCAAAACAAGACTCGCTACGTTCTCTACTACTGCTCTGCTAGTCGTCCATCGAACGGCTCTGCTACTAAGAGCGGAACAACTGTCAACGAGCGTGAACTTAGCTTCAAAGCTTCACCACGTCCGCTTGATAGCGTAGTGAAACGTTCGATTACGTCAGCAGACAAGAAAGAAGTGTATGACGCTTGGTTTACTAGCGTTTATGAGCCAACATCTCTAGGGTAAGGAGTAAAGAATGCGTCGAAGTATTAAAATCAGCAATAAGCGTTATGAGCTTGCAACAAATGCCTATACTCCAATTGCTTACAAAAACGAGTTTGGGCAGGATTTTTTCAAGGACCTTTTAGGGCTATTGAAAAATAAACAATTGGTAGCTCAATTGAATCAATTAGAAAAAGGTAATGATTTGGTAGCGGAAAGCGTCAACCTATCTCTTTTAGAAGATTTTGATATTACCTTTTTCTATCGTCTATTTTGGGTGTTTGCTAAATCTGGCAATCCTAAAATTAAACCGTTTGATGATTTCTTTATGGAGATGGAAGAATTTCCTCTTGACGAAGTTTGTCCGCTAATGATGGAAATGTTGAACACGGTACTGCAAACAAAAAAGAAACAGACACATCAGAAACAGCAAGCGAAGAAGCCTTCACGGTAGAATCCTATCTATCTTGTTGCAAGGAAACTGGCTTATCTATCGATGATCTCAAGCACATTTCTATTGGGATGGCTTTAGATTATCAGACAGATTATGTCAATTTGCGTAGCGAAAATAAAACGGGTAGTCGGAAGGCTACCCAAGCTGATTTTGATGCATTTTAGAGAAAAAGCGAGTGCTGAGAGAGCGATTGTGAGGATAAGTTCCTTTAGTTGACTAGTGTTCTGGTCATAGAAAACCTCTCAGCGCTCCTTATTTTTTAAGGAAAGGAGGAAATATGGCAGGAAATATCAAAGGGATAAAAATTGAAATCGATGGCGATACCCAGCCCTTACAAAAAGCGTTAAAAGGTGTCAATCAAGAGTCTGCTAACGCAACAAAAGAGCTGAAACAAATTGATAATGCTTTAAAGTTTGATACTGGGAATGTTACCTTACTGACCCAAAAACAAGAAGTCTTACAGAAACAAGTTGGAACCACTCGGGAAAAACTAGAAACCTTAAGACAAGCTCAATCTCAAGTTGAGGAGCAGTTTAAAAAAGGAGATATTGGCGCAGATCAGTATCGTGCTTTCCAGCGTGAAGTAGAAGTGACTCAAAATCTCCTAAAAGGATATGAGGGAAAACTAGCTAGTGTCAATCAAGCTCTTGAGGGTAATGGGAATGCAACCAAGAATAACCAAACTCAACTGAAAGAATTGCAGAACGAGCAAAAATTGCTTGCTAGTGAATCTGAAAAAGTAGTTAGTTCATTTAAACTGCAAGAAAGCCAGATGGGTGCCAACGCTAGTGAAGCTGACAAGTTGGCATTGGCTGAAAAGAAGATTGGTGCACAGTCCGAAATTGTCGCTCGTCAAATTGAAAACCTTGAGAAGCAGTTAGAAATCACTAAAAAAGAATATGGTGAAAACTCAGCCGAAGCTAACAAGATGGAAGCGGAGCTGAATCAAGCTAAGACTGCTTTTAACCATCTTAACGATGAGATGAAGGGGACTAAGTCTGTAGCGGATAGCGCACAAGAAAGCTTGGGTGAGATAGCTAAAGCTGCAAGAGCTGAACTACTCCAACAGTTTAGTGAGAAATTGGGTGATATTTCAGAAAAACTTGTTGACGTTGGGAAAGAAGCTATTGAAGCAGCTGCTTCAATGCAAGCAAGTAATGCCCAATTTAGTACAGTTTTTGGGGATATGGAAGGTCAAGCTAGAGAGGCTCTTAATAATATTGGGAAAGAAATGTCTATTGTACCAGAACGATTACAAGGAAGTTTCACCCAAATGGCCTCCTTTGCAAAAACATCTGGTCTAGATACAGCTCAAGCCTTAGATTTATCTACTAGGGCAACTAAGGCAGCGGCAGATGGTGCTGCTTTTTACGACAAATCTATTGAGAGTGTTACTGAGAGCCTTCAATCATTTCTTAAAGGAAATTTTGCCAACGATGCTGCTTTGGGTATCTCTGCGACAGAAACAACTCGTAATGCGGCAGCAAATAAACTGTACGGCAAGTCATTCAAGGATTTGAGCGAAGCGCAAAAGCAATTAACTTTGCTTCAAATGGTTGAAGACGGGAATGAACTTTCTGGGGCACTTGGTCAAGCTGCAAGAGAATCTGACGGCTTAGAAAACGTTATGGGAAATCTAAAACAATCTGGGACTAATGCCTTGGCTGCATTAGGTCAACCTCTTTTGGAAATGTTGATTCCTGTGTTTCAAGCTTTAGGAGACATTATAAAAGGTGTGGCAGATTGGTTTGGTACTTTGCCTGGCCCGATTAAAGAATTCATAGTAATGATAGGAGGTGTGGTTACCGCTGTAGGATTTTTAGCGCCGATATTCTTATCCCTGCAAGCTATATTTACAACGTCTATAGGCGCTATGATAACTGCCGCTCTACCAATCATTGGGACAGCAGCTGCAATAGCGGCCGCAGTGGCAGCGGTCGTTGTCATTTTAAAATACTTATGGGAAACGAATGAAGGATTCCGTAACGTCGTCACAGCTGTGTGGGAGGCTATTTCATCTGTCATCAATACTGTTGTAGGTGAGATTTCAAATTTCATCATGAGTATTTTTGGAACGGTTGTAACTTGGTGGACTGAAAACCAAGAGCTAATCCGTTCTATTACGGACGCTGTCTGGAATGGCATTTCCGCTATCATTAGTGCTGTTATGACTGTTATAGGTCCTCTTATAGAGGGAGAGTGGAATAATATTCAGATTATCACCTCTACAGTTTGGGAAGTGATTAAAACTGTAGTTGAGACAGCTATTAACGTTGTTTTGGGTATTATCAAGGCAGTGATGCAGATCATTACTGGTGACTGGTCGGGCGCTTGGGAAACCATCAAGAGTGTTGGAGAAACAATCTGGAATGGGATTGCAAGTGTCATTGGGACTATCTTTAATGGCATAGCGCAGCTATTGTCTAACATCTGGAACACCATCTCAACGGTTGCTTCAACTGTTTGGAATGGCATCAAGTCCACTCTCTCAGGAATATTTGATGGTATTTCAAGTTCTGTCTCAAGTGTCTTTAACGGCATAAGAGATACGATTAGCAATATCTGGAATAGCATTCAATCAACCGCAAGCAGTGTTTGGAATGGCGTTAAAGATACAATTGGCAATGCTATTAACGGGGCTAAGGATTTAGTTGGTAGTGCAATTGAAGCTATTAAGGGATTCTTTAACTTTGAATTTAGATGGCCTCACATCCCTCTACCACACTTTAGTATCACAGGCTCTCTTAATCCAGTTGACTGGTTGAGTAACGGGCTGCCAAGCATTGGCGTAGAGTGGTATGCCAAGGGTGGTATCTTGACCAAGCCGACAGTTTTCGGTTCAAACGGAAATAGCCTGATGGTTGGTGGAGAGGCTGGGAACGAAGCTGTCTTACCACTAAACGAACGCACCTTGGGAGCTATCGGTCGTGGAATTGCTCAAACTATGGGCGGTCTGTCTCCTGTTATCAATGTCAGCATTAGCGGAAATAACATCAGTGAAGAGATGGATATCAATCGCATTGCTGACGTTGTCGCTCAAAAGATTGCGGATGAACTGCAAAGGAAAACACAACTTAGAGGAGGAATTGCATGATCAAACATAATGAATTGGTGATTGACGGCGTAGCAACCTCCTCTCTTCCTTTTGACGTGATTGTAGAAGAAGCGCCATCCATCGTGATAGCCAATAGCAAGACAAAACTATGGGAGCATGACGGGATTAGCGGAGCCATCCTGCAAACCAATCATCATAGAGGGATAGTTGAAAAATCCTATACACTTCACTTAGTCAAGCCAAAGGAAGAGGACTTGAACCGTTTTCTGGCTCTCTTTGCCAGAGAGAACTTTTGGCTTGAAAGCGAACGTGTCAAAACAACTAAGATGTGGTGTTACAAGGTAAAGATTTCTGAGACTACTAGAAATCGTACAGGGTATTATGCGCTCAAAGTCACGTTTGAGTGTCATCCTACAAAATTTTTTAAAGCCACGGATAATCAGGCCTTCTCAAGAAGTGGAACCTTAAGAACTAAAGGCTCTGCTTTGGCTTTTCCGACAATTACCATAACTGGCCAGAGTACGACAGAGGTTAGTTTCACAGTAGATAGGCAGGTCATTCGGTTAGAAAGACTATCTGGAAAAGCCATCATGGTAAATAACCCTAACAACCCGAGTTTCTTGGACGGAACAGGTTCCAGAATTAAGTGGACAGGGGATTTTATCACGATTGACCCAATCAAGAAGCAAGATGTTGGGATTGTCTTAGGTGCTGGTATTAGTTCCATGACGATTGAAACCGTATGGGGGTGGGCGTAATGTTATATTTGCTTGAAAGTGATACTCGTAACGTTAAATGGAACGGTATTCCACTGCATGAAGCGACTTCAGCAATCATCAAAGAGCAAATGAACGGGGATTTTACCCTTACCGTTCGCTACCCTATCACGGACTCTGAGATTTATCAACTTTTCCATGAAGATATGTTGATAAAGGCACCAGCGCCTGTGATTGGTCCGCAGTTGTTCCGCATCAAAAAACCAGTAGAGAATGATGATCATTTAGAAATCACCGCTTATCATATCACTGATGATGTCATGCAGCGGTCTATCAATCCTCTGTCTGTCAACAAGCAGAGTTGTTGGCAGGCTCTTTCTCAATTGGTACAGGTTGCTAAGTCTCCTATCAATGATTTTTCATTTACCAGTGATATCACGGACAGGCGCACCATCAACACAAAAGAAGTAGAAACGCTCTATAGCGTGTTAATGGACGGCGCTCACTCAATTGTGGGGACATGGGAAGGAGAGATGGTTCGGGATAATTTCGCTATCTCAATCAAGCGAAATCGAGGAGAGGACAGAGGTGTTATCATCTCTACCCACAAAAACTTAAAATCCTATCAACGAACCAAAAACTCACAAAATGTTGTTACTCGGATTCACGCCAAGTCTACATTTAAGGCAGAGGGTGCCAAGGAAGATACAACGATTGCTATAACGGTTGATAGTCCCTTAATTGGTGCTTATCCTTATATCAACGAAAGAAGTTATAGCAATAACAACATTCAGACTGTTGAGGAACTGACAAAGTGGGCTAGCGCTAAATTTACTAACGAACACATAGATAAGGCTACAGATGCCATTAAGATTGAAGCCTATGAACTGGATGGGCAGACTGTCCACATGGGTGATACGGTTAATCTGAAAAGTTATAAGCATAATGTGGACGTTTATAAGAAAGCCATCGCTTACGAGTATGACTGCTTGGCAAACAATGGACAGGGAGCCTATCTGACCATTACCTTTGACGATAAAGTGAAATCAGAGGGAAATGGTGGCGGTGTTTCAGCAGTAGCCAATGCGATTTTGGACAAGCAAGAAACAAAATTTGACATTATGCTGGAGCGTGCGATCGCTAACGCTGATCGTGCGTTTGACGCTGAATTTGCCAAGCGTGAGAAAGCTATCACGGACGCTATTGAGCAGTACAAGGCTAAGGCGGAGGAGTTTGGCGCTAAGATCCATGAGGAAATGGAGAAAGAGCGTCCTGAGTTCGTGAAGCGAATCCGTGAGGAACTGATGAGCGGTGCGGATTCGATTGCTGAGCTGAGTAAGAAATTAGAACAGGTCAGTGAGACCGCAAGGGTCAACGCTAGCTTGATTGGTGGTGACGGGAATACTCAGTACAACAAGAACCGTCTCAATGGTGGTACGGCTAAGAAAATCAGTTACGGAACGGATTTCGTAGAAGTCGGTCACAATGGAGAGGGTTTCGAACTTGGTAAGAAATACGTTATAAGTTGGTCAGCAACCTGCACACCTTACGGCAAGACAGATGTGACTGTTGTAGTGAACAAGACACCGTTTTACGGTGGTCACGTTCATCTTGCGCCTGCTAATACGGTCATGCCAGCGATTGAGAAAGACCTGACCCAGAAAGAGGAGCAGGTTTTAGCAGTTTACTACGGTACTTATCGTCTGACTTTCTCAGGGGACTGGTATCAGAATGTAGAGCAGTCTTTGACGATTGATAATCAGACAAAACGGATTGAACTAGCGCCAGTCTACAAGACGGTAGCTGATGGGCAAAATGCTAGATATGAAGGAAGTTGGAGCGAGAGTCCAACTTTTATTTTTGATGGAGGAAGAACATGACAGAGACAATCCCAGTAAGGGTTCAACACAAGCGCATGTCAGCACGAGACTGGACAAGTAGCCCTCTAGTCTTGCTTGATGGAGAGTTAGGCGTCGAAACTGATACGGGAAAAGTTAAGGTAGGTAATGGCCGTGACCGATTTTCAGCATTACAGTATCTGACAGGGCCAAAAGGCGACCGTGGAGAACGTGGTGAAACAGGACCACGAGGAGCGGACGGTGTTATACGATTTGAAGGTTCCGCAGCAGAGCGTGCTTTAGAGCAGTATGCCAAAAAGTCTGAAACTCCAGTATATCGAATTGCTAAAGGAGATATAGGAGGGGGTGGCGTTGGGTCATCTAACACGATAAGAACCAGCGATATTATGAACCCCGACGGTATTAAAGTAGGCGATATCATTGAAGATTTTTGGTCTAGTGGCTCTACGGCAGATAAAGAGATTTGGAAGGTGACGGCTGTAAACGGTACAAGCGTTTCAGTACAAAATTTGGGGAAGAGAACTTTTCCATCCTATAATGACACAGACGTTAAGCGCCGTATCACAGCCCTTGAAGCTAGACCTGACTTTAACTCTTTGACAGAGACACAACGAAATAGCTTGCGAGGACCAGCAGGACCAGCTGGCGCAAGAGGGGCGAATGGTGCAACGGGTCCAGCAGGTCCTAGGGGAGCTGATGGTGCGCCTGGTCAGAACATCATCAATCAGAATGATGGTCAAGCTCTGAAATATTGGGCTGGAACAAGGTCTCAATATGACGCAATTTCTAACAAAGATGCTAATACCATCTACGATATTTATCGCTAACAGGAGGTAATATGGCACGAGAAGGAATTTACGTGGGCTCTAAAGAAATTATTCAGCGTTATGTCGGTACAAGGCTGGTTTGGGAGAAAGTCACAATCCAGTTTGACGAAATTTTAAGATTCACTTCAAATCGCTTTGGGTCATTTTGGCGTTTTGGCTCTACAGAAAGAGCCTTCATCGACTTAGGGATATCCGAACGTCGTCCGTATGGTTTGGATGGAATAGAGGATTGTAATGTGGTGAAACTTCAAAATTCTAACAAAATCTTTGAAGTTAGGGTAGTAATAAGTCAACGAGATACTGGCTATTCAACAAGTTACCAAAGACGATACAACTACCAATTGTTTGTCATTTTCAAAAATACGGATGAGGTGCAGGATTTCATCTCCAATAAGTACAACGAAACCTATATTTTTGGCAGAAAAAGAGGAGGCTAGCATATGGATATTACCATTCAAAACGTTCGTTCGCCTGCTTTGGAGCATAACGGACGGTATTACAAGGTATTTCAGCCACGGACACGAGATGAACTGTTGAAGCTGCATCATATGGGTTGCGTGGGTGACACGGTGCTGACGGATATCCAACTGGAGCAAGGGGATTTCCCAACTAGCTTTGTGGAACCAACTATCACACAACGTACCCTGTCAGGTCTCTTCAAGGATATGCGTTCTATCGAACTGGAACTGAGAGACCCGAACAGTACTCTCTGGGGCAAAATCCAGCAGAACAACCAAGGGGCGCTGACTCAATTCTTTGACAAGAATGTCAAGAGTGCCATTGCGCAGACAGCCAAAGAAATTAGGCAGGAAGTGCGAGACGCTGCTAACAGTGCTAGAGTACAAGTTACGCCAGAAGGGGTGACCATCGGCTCTACTACCTTAACGGGTGAGCAGTTAGCCTCTACCATTTCCACAAGTCCGAAAGGCGTTGACATCATTGCCCCGAAAGTCAGAGTAAAATCGGACATGATCGTGGATGGCGCGGTCACTGCTGGGAAGTTAGCAGCTGGCTCCGTTACTGCTGACCATATCCAAGCTGGTGCCATCACAGGCGATAAAATCAGTGTAGACGATGCCTTAATCAAGAATCTGACCGCAAGAGATGCCTTGATTGACAAGCTGACATCTAAGGAAATCTTCGCTACTAAGATTGAATCTGTTGTGTCTAGTTCAACCTTCTTACAAGCCTATCAAGGTGAAATTGGAGGTTTCACCATTGGTCGTTTTGACCAAGGAAGAGGTCGCTGGATTTCTGGTATCAACCAATTCTCAGTTGGCATGGGAAACGGCGAAGGTGGCAGTTATAACGGTGAAAATACTGCTTTTTGGGCTAACTGGGGCTATAGTTGGGATAGACCTGGGCCTAATGCTTGGTATGTAACAACATCAGGGAATATGTATTGTAAAAACAATGCTGATTTCCATGGGAAAGTTGACTTTTCAGAGACATCAATTGTTAACTTTTACAGTAAAATACAAGCAACAGCAGGCATCTGGACTGGAGGAAAAGATATTCATGGAGAAGGAAACAATCCAGCAGGTGGGCAAAATGCTGTTTGTTGGTGGAATCAAATCACTACAGCAAAATGGAGAGGCTATGCTGGTATCACTTCGAGTTCAGATAGACGTTTGAAAGAAAATATTAAAGAGAGTCCAGTTAATGCCTTGGATAGAATCCAAGCATTAAACATGGTCTCTTTTGATTTCATCGAAAACCAGAAACACGAAGAGGTTGGTTTGATTGCGCAGGAAGCCCAGAAGGTAGTACCTGAAGCAATTGAAATAGATGAAGCAACATCTTATCTGTCTATCAACTATTCAAAATTCGTACCCTACTTGCTAAAAGCAGTTCAAGAACTAGACCAAAAAATCAAAGAAATGGAGAACATACATGGATAATCACACAATCGACAAGCTAGTAGCTGAGTCGCTCGCTAACCGCTTGAGAGAAGGTGAATTGAATAGTGCGCATTTAGAAGCGCACTATACGCTGGCTTTGGCTGAATTGCAGGCCTTTAAGGCGGTGCTGGAATATGAACCAGCACTCAAAGAACTTTTTGAGGAAACACAAGCTAAAATGAAAGGAACTAATTAATGACTTACAAATTAACAGGAAGCCCTATTTTGAAGGGGGAAAAGAATGTCACAATCGTAACGATTGAGAAAGAAGAACCTGGTCGCTACAGCTATGAGCGTGTTGAATTGCCAGGTAATCGCACGAATGATAATGAAGAAGTGTTGATTCAAGCCGTTTTAGATTTTATTAGAACGGAACTTGATCCGACAAATGCCATCGTTACTGCTCAAGCGAAACTAGAGCAGACTTTGGCTAAATTGGAACAGGCTGAGCAGAAAGTAGCTCAAGCTCAAGCAAATCTTGAACAAACCCAAGAGAAATTGAGCCAAGCAGAAGCGAAGCAAAATGATCTTGAAGCACTTGCGAATCGCATTACTAAGGTGGTACGAGTGATGGCTCAAGATTCAATTATGGGTGAAAAAGTCTCTTATGGCACGACCTATAAAGAAATGGTTGAACTCTTCCCTCTTGCTGAAGTCGGTAAAGTTTACGAACCTGGTGCAATCTTTGCGGTTGAAGACCCAAGTCACGCTGAAATCAACGGAGAAGGTAAACGCATCCTGATTCAAACGAATCAGTCATTTACTTATCAAGGAGAAACCCTTGCTCAACTTGAAGGAACACCTTACCAGAATGGCGTTCTAGCAACTTGGAAGTTTAGTGCACCGAAAGCACCAAATGAGCCTACTGTCGCATCAGCTGCTGCAGTTTCTACGACAGCTACCGTAACTCCAACAGTAACGGAACCTTCTGCTACAACAGTTACACCTAACTAATAATGGAGGTGACTATGGCAGAATTTGAACGTTTAATTGTCCAAATTTTCCTCTCTCTGATTCCTGTCATCGGACTTTATTTCTCAATGAAAGACCGAGCGACCAAACAAGAGAATCGTCTCACGGTTTTAGAGAAAGATATCGAGAATCTGAACGAATTTAAAAGATCTGCAAACAAACGACTAGATAACCATGACGAACAGAACAAGGCTATCTTAGTTCTTGCAGAACAAGTTAAGTCGTTAGGTGAAGATGTCAGAGAGTTGAAAACGTTGATTCAGAGCAAAAGCTAAGAAAGGGGCGCAGATGGTCTGTAATCTCAATACGACCAATCTTGCTCAAGTTGATGGCGGTTACCTCATCAAGCAAGGTGATGTGGCTTCTACATTTGGGTTTGTCCTTTTAGACGAAGACTATCGAGCCGTCCCCTCTCTTGATGGGGAGGTGGCGGTCGTTAGTCTGACCATGGGCAAGTACCAGTGGAAGAAGAAGGTAGCTGTCACGAACTCAAGCGTGAATTTTAATCTGGACACTATCTTGCCAATTGGGAAATACCGCTTAGAGATTAGCGCTGGCGGATATATTTTTCCAAGCGACAAAGAAACCCACATCAAGATAGTCGCTTCAGACAAAGAATTGGTCACAGAAGAAGTCCATGCTCTCAAAGAGCTGGATATCGCTGAAGAAGTAAAAAAACAACTTGCAGGAAGAACTGCAAGTGAAGGTGGAGTATGTCAGGAAATTCCTGATTTGCTTATGTACTATAATATTGGAAAGGTATAGAAAATTATGGATACAAGTAAATTGATTGCATTCGCTTCTGCATTAGGAGCGGACAACAAGACAATGAAGCAGTTGGTCGATACGAAGATTGACAATGCTACTTTAATGCAAGCCATTGAACAAGCTAAAACAGCAGTGAAAGCTGAAATTTTAGGTGACGGTGTTCCTGAAAATCTTGATACACTCAAAGAAATTGCTACGATGATCTCAAGCATGAGTGGCGATACTGAAGGTGCAGTCGTTCAAAAATTGGCTGACCTTGGCCGTCGTATTGATGAATTTGCCAATGTTGACCTGGTCGCAACTTATAATGCAGCGAAAGCGTGATTATCATGAGTAACCTTGAAAATCTAGCAACGGAAATCGGTAAGGATATCAAGGATATCAAGACACGTTACGCAACCAAGCAGGAAATGCAAGAAGCGACTGAGATTGACTACTCTCAGATTGTCACGCATGAGGAACTAGAGGCCAAGCATTATCTGACCGAAAACCAAACGCTTAGCTTAGAAGGCAATCGTCTAAGTCTTACGAATGGTGGCTCTGTCATTCTTCCTGCGGTTTTGAGAAGCGCAGAATATCGAATTTCAAAATCTGATATCGTTGGAGACGAAGTCGGTGCTACCGCAACAATACCAATCGACTCTTTGATGAATCCGATAGGTATCAAGGTTGGAGATGTAATTCAAAGCTTCAATAGTAATTCTGAAGGAGCGGATGAAAGCTATTGGGTTGTAACTGGCATCAGTGCCAAAGGTATCGCTGTGCGCAAGATTGGCTCAAGACACTTATACTCAGCATACAATGATGCTGAGCTGAAACAAAAGGTTTCAGCTTTAGAGAAGAGACCCGAACCACAACCCCCTCATCTCACATTAACAGGAAATACCCTCGGCATCGCTGGGGGTAATAATGTCACTCTACCGCTACCTGAGAACGTAGGTCATGAAATCCGTGGTACAGGCTCTCCAGAAGGTCGTATCACAGCTGAAATCGGAACAACCTATGTGGATGTCAACGTGACGAACGGTGCTCTGAAATGGATTAAAGAGAGCGGAAATGGTAACACAGGTTGGAGGGTTCTAATTGGTGATACAGGTTGGAGAACACTTAATTCAGTTTCTAAATTGGTAGCAAATGGTAAAACATCGTTCATTAAGATACGAAGAGTTAACAATTTAGTTACCTTTCAATTCGGAGGACTTCAATGGGGTTGGTTTGGAGTAGGAAGACGAAATGGACCTGGATTTGTAAGACATAATAGCAGTGGAGACAAAGGGGCTAAAGTCACTTATCCTAACGGTATTCCCGAAGGTTTTAGAAGCGAAAATTCACTTGTAGGACCAACTTATGACGATAAGGGTAGACCTTATGGAATTTGGTACTTAGGCGGTAAATCTGACTTAAATTTTATTCAATTCACATTTAACGAAGACATCCCAACTGACCGAGATATTGGAGATATCCGTGTAAGTGCTATCTCATACTTGACAGATGAGCCTTGGCCTACACAATTACCATAAAAGAAAGGAAATTTAACAATGTCACAATTTAATGAGTTGATTATCGCTTTTGCTACAGGATTCTTAGCTGTAGCAGTAGGCAATATTGTAAAAGCAGTGAAAGAGTATCTTTTGCAAAAAGGCGGAGAGAAAGCTGTAAAAATCGCTGAAATCCTAGCTAAAAATGCAGTACATGCAGTAGAGCAGGTAGCAACTGAAACAGGCTACAAAGGCGATGAAAAGCTAGAGCAGGCTAAAGTCTACATGATCTCAGAGCTTAAAAAATACAATGTCAGCATGACGGATAAAGATCTTGAAGTGTTTGTTGAGTCAGCAGTGAAGCAGATGAATGACGCATGGAAAGGGGAGTAATGATGGTAGAAATCATTAACCATACAATTTTTAATGGGATTTCAGGCTCCCGACCAACTGAGCGACCAAAATATTACGTCTTGCATAACGATGCAGGCTCAAAAAACGCAAAGGCCTACATCGAATGGCTCCAGTCACGATATGACAATGGTCAGTCTGAACTTGGTTTCGCACATTACTACATCACAAGAGATGCAATTGTGCGAGTCGAAGACACATACAACGGTTCGTGGTCTGCTGCTAACTACGATGCTAACATGAACTCTCTTAGCTATGAAGTATGCCAGCAGTTAAGCGCATCAGATGCCGAGTTTATCGAAAATGAAAACATGGTATTGCGCCAAATGGCCGAAGACATGACCTACTACGGTGATACTCCGAACTATTCAAATATCAAGTTCCACAATGAATTTTCTAGCACATCATGCCCCGCTCGTTCCCTTGAATTGCACGGTGGCTACAATGACAGCTTGCGTGACTATGTGATAGCTAAAATCAAGCATTATCAATCCCTTGGTTCAACTGTTCAAGAAATGCTTGGTGGCGATGATGTTCAGGAAGATTGGAAGAAAAATGCTACTGGCTGGTGGCATGTTAACTCGGATGGTTCTTATCCTGCTAATAGCTGGCAGAAGATTGACGATGTCTGGTATTACTTTGATGGTAACGGATACATGAAGTCTAACTCATGGCACAAGCACACAGACGGCTACTGGTACTACTTGCTCCCAAGTGGAGCCATGGCTACTGGTTGGGCACTCATTGCTAACAAGTGGTACTACTTCAAAGAAACTGGAGCCATGGCCACTGGATGGGTCAAATATAAAGACCACTGGTACTACCTCGATGCCAAGGATGGCGACATGAAATCCAAGCAGTTCATTAAGTCAGCAGATGGTTCTGGTTGGTACTACCTTAAATCAGATGGCAGCATGGCAGACAAGCCAGAGTTCACGGTAGAACCAGAAGGCTTGATTACGACTAAATAATTTTAAAAAATAAATAGAAAGGAAACTTTCTAAAATGTTCTTTCACCGCAGGCTCAGGCTTGCGGTTTTTTTGTTTTCTCTGAAAGTACTTTCAGAATGAAAAAACTTTAAATTTCTTTGTTAAAATACTTGACTACCGCATTATAATGCGGTATAATAAATAATGTAAGGAGGTGATACAAATGGACAATCTAGACGAGTGGCTGGCAAGGGTCACAGTTGCAATAGGGATTGCAGTAGCAATCTCAAAAGAGAGTCGCTCTTGGTACAAGGTACTAAAAGAGCAAAATAAAAAAGCGAAAATCGCTCCCAAGTTTACCAGACGCAGGAAGAGATAATCGCTAAAGGGTAAGAGAGCGAAAGCTCTCCTTGCCTTTCATTGTATAAGAAAGTGAGAGAAAAATCAAGATGAAAATTATTTTATTTGTAGCAATTTTAGCGATCGCTATTGCTTGGTATTCAGGAGATAATAAAAAATGAGTAAAGCAGATTTTAACAAAATTCAAAAATTACTACAGACTGTGACAGCTTATAGAATTTCTAAAGCTACTGGAATTGGTGACACTACAATCAGCAGGTGGGTCACAGGTAAAACACCAATCGGAAAAATGAGTTTAGAAAATGCTATCAAATTAACAAATTATGCAGAGGAGCTAGAAATGGAAAACGCAAAACAATTACTTGAAGAATAAGGAGGGAGAATTATTGTCAAAAATAAAAACAGTGAAATTAGTCACTGATCCATTTGTAAACTATTAGAATTAAATTGAAACCTTCTCAACTATACGGGCAAAAGTGAATACGATGATGAATACGATTTAAAAAAATGATAGAAATTAATGGAAATGGTTTAAAAGGAAAGTAAGTAAAAACTCAACTATCAACAAGCAACGGAAAGCACTTGTAAACACAAATTCTTTATACCATAGTTCGTGACAGTTCCTACTTTTTTTGATAAAATCATACAGTATGCCCTTGTGCACAAAGTATGAACTGG